ACTGGCATCAGGGGACGAAAACCCCAACACACAACATCCAAAATGTACAAGAGACTCTATCAACGAAACAAAGTACCTCCTGACCGCTCCCTTCCTAGGGATGCGGTCTGGGTCCCCGATAATAGCCACCCTTATGGTGGCTATCATACAAAAACCCGGAAATCTCCGGCTATCGGCGAGAAACGCGTCTGGGTATATCGGAATGTAAATACACTTATTTATCCCGATTACTTCGACGACGTTGACCCGTTTTCCAAAGAAACGATACAGTTTCCATCATATTTAGAGTCTTGGCTGGTAGGTGAACCCTCCTTATTGGAATTCCTTAAGAATTCCCTGTCAAAAACCCCATTAACTCCGCGCACCGACTGGGCAGGACGACCGATGTCGATCCATAAGACCAATTGGGTGCAGAGAATGGTGCTTCGAACGATGCATAACGTGCTTCACGTTTACAGCATATTACGGAAGTTCTTCCACATGTCCCCCATGAGCGTAGACACTGCGAATTCTTGGATGAGGCGTTGGCTACAGTATGAAGAGAAAGGGTTCCTCTCAACCGCAATAAAGTGGTTGGGTGCGTCCCTTTTCTCCTCAATAACTGGCCAGGATCTGCCTTCTCCGATTAAGTCCTCTGTTATACACCAGGACGGTGATGGTGTCCCCTGCGATTTAGTCGCCAGGGAGATAGTCCTAACAAAATATACAGAAACGATACCTGGGACTCCCGGTCGTTTCTTGCGTTCCGTAGTACGCAAACTGAGAAAGAAAATCTCAGTTAATCCACAGCATCCCAATGCTCTCTTCAAGGCGCAAACCCTTCAAAATATCAAGAAGGGTATGGCGCGAGTCAGCAATGAGGATATCAAGAAGACGTTGACTAACCATGCACTAAACCTGTGCACGCTAAAAAACGGCTTCTTGAGAGAGTCCGCGGCTGAGGAGTCCATCCTCGCCACGCTAGATGCTACTGTGGATCGGATAGTGGACGATACCTTTTTCGTCCCTAATCCTACTTACGGTCTTTTTAAATTAAATTTAGACTCCCACGATGTCTATGATGAAACGTTAGTAAAGGTAAAAAATAAGTTTGGGCGTGTAGAAGTACGATCGGGACCGACTCTCTGGAAAGCTCCAGGGGGTGTGGATACTTATCGAGGCTTCTACCGAAAATTTAGATTCTCTACAGATTCTCTGTTTCCTTCCTCTAAGGGCCATTATGCCTATCCAGGGATGAGTGAGAGCTATTGTGGGGGGGCGGCTTCCAAAATTCTTCAGATGTGGAACTTGGCGCAGGATTCATGTCCGCAACCGCGGACTAATGATATCCATTTTGCGTTGGGTGCCCTCGGGAACAAGGAACTTCCTCTTCAGAATGATGTTCTACAAAACACTTTTTCTCGGATGGTATCCGAAGAGGTAGCGCGGGAAGATCGCGAGGGGTTTCTAGCGAAACCCATTGCCATTCCCGAGCCCGGGAAGGTGAGGGTGGTCACTTGTGGACCACCTGTCTCCTACTGGGTCTTACGAGAGGTTCAAAAATTTCTATGGGGCGTGTTGAAAGATAATCCGATCTATAAGATCATTGGCCAACCGGCAACTCCGGATTCGGTCAATATCGGACAATGCGGCCCGGGGGAGATTTTCCTCTCGGGTGATTATAAGGATGCGACTGATTGCTATCGTAGCGACATGTCACACAGAATCATGAAACGGATCGCCTTGCTTTGTGAGTTTCCTCACTGGCTGACGCGACTTTGCTTAAAGGCGTTGGTCGGGCATACGCTAGACTATGGAGATGGTGTTCTCCGCAAACAAAGAAACGGACAACTAATGGGTTCCCCCATTAGTTTCCCTATCCTCTGTCTAGGAAATCACGCAATATGTGCAACTGCAATGTTGATGGGTGACTGGGCTTTAGACGCCTCCCCATTACGTGAATGGCCCCTA